GAGCGAGGGCCAGCTGGACAGCATCCCGGTGAAGGATGTGTTCCAGCGTGCTTGCCGCGTTGGCGCCCACACGCAGACCTACAACCGCAGGGCCGGCACCTGGGCGCCCGGCAACTACCTCGTGCAGCGTGCCGGTAAGGATCTGCCTGAGGCGCCATTCTTCTGCGGCACTGTCGGCAGCTACCCGGGCATCAGCACGCTTGCCTTCAACGTCACCATCCCGGACGGCTTCGATCAGTACAACCGCCAGGTTCATCTGTTCATCCGTGGCGGCATGGCCGTCGCTCGGATCTACGACAGCGTGACCGGCCCCAGCGATAACTTCGCGGACCTGGTGAAGTGGCTGCTGGTCAATACCAGCAGGGTGCCAGCGGCGATGATCGACGATGCCGCACTGCTGGCAGCAGCCACGTTCCTTGAGGTAAACGGCTTCACCTGCAACCTTGAGATCCGCGAAAGCACCAACTACTCCGACCTCGCCGCCATGCTGGCGCCGTACTTCCTGCTGGCCGAGAGCAACGCAGGCGGCAAACGCGGCCTGAGACCGCTGCTGCCGGTGACTGCTGGCGCCGCCATCAAGACCACAGCAATCACGGCGGAGTACACCTTCACCGAAGACACGGTGCTACCCGGCACACTGGAGATCAACTACCTGTCACTGGCGGATCGGCAGCCATTCGTGGCGCAGATGATCTGGCGTCAGCAGCTGGAGAGCGACATCGGCATCATCCGCACCGCCGAGGTGCGTTACAGCGGCACCGCCGAGACCGGGCCGTATGAGTCGCATGATCTCTCGACGTTCTGCACCAGCGAGGATCACGCCGTCAAGGTTGGCGCCTACATCCTGGCCAAGCGGCTCTACACCACCCACACCATCCGCTTTGCAGCACGGCCGCAGGAGCACAACACGCTCATCACGGCCGGCGACATTATCCGCGTGCGACTGGAGCGTGATAACACCACCTACGCCAACTCAGTGCATGACTACCTCTACCAGGTAGAGCGCATCACCAAGACACTGGCGGGTGATGTGAGCTATGAGGCCACGCACTTCCCGATCGACGACCAAGGGCGCAGCCTGATCGCCTTGGATGTGGCTGCTGCTGTCGGCACCGGCATCATCCTGCCAAGTGGCCGCACCGGCGTGAGCTGTGATGTGAACTCCAGCAGCGACAACACCATCCCCGCTGAGACGTTCACGGACGCCGATGGTGGTGACCCACTGGAGCTATCCCCCAGCGGCGGCGGCCTGGGCTTTGATGATTCAGCACCGACTGGCGACACCGGCAACACTGACGATGGGTTGGATTACGAAATCGGGATCTACTTCCACAACCACAACTGGGTCGACAACGTGCTGACGGTGCGGATGCGCCTGGCACCGACCGGCAGGGCGCCGGTGACGGATCTGGGACCGCTGTTCGCCTCGATCACCAGCACCTCCGTGGTGGCCGTGCTGCCGAACGGGCAGCTGGCCAACCCGCAGCCGGGCAGCCTGCCCACGGTGTCGTTCTCGGGGCTGATCGCTGAGCCGTGGGATCCGATCGCCCAGGGCTTGCCGGTGCCGCCGCCCGATCGGGTCTTCCAGGGGCAGTTCAATATCGCATACTCCGGCTCGTCGTTCCCGCCAGCGGCGGAGGATCCGGCCCAGCAGCTGACCTACCGGGCGACGGTGGAGTTTAATGATTTTGTCGGCGGATTCACAGAGGTTGCTCCACTGAATACGCTTACAGTTGATTTCGTGGCGACCGAGGCCGAAGAAATTGAAGAGACGTTTGATTGGTATCTGATTGAATACGCATGGAGTGGCGGCAAAGACTTAGACACCAGAACCTCTGTAATCACGCCGCTCGTGCTCCGATCTCAGGATGCCGGGAAATACGTTGGGTACTCCAAAGAGGATCAGCTGTTGAACCCCGCAGGACAGCCTGTCGTTCAATGGGCCAAAGACGAAACAGGCCAGGGGCCGGAGGTTGAGCATGTGTTGATTACATCATCCCACCTCCCCAACACTGGAACTGTGCAGCTGCGCCTAGCTGCTCAATGGTTCACCACAGCCTTTGGATTCATTCAGGCGCGGGTTTACGGATACAACGGCGGAACGTTTACAGAAAACCTAGATGATAAAGAATGGATCAACACCACTGCTACCAAGGTGCAGCTGCTGGCGATCAAGCAGGTTTCAATTCCCACTCAGACACAAGGCGGTCTGTTTGACGGCTATGACGTAGCAACTCTGACGATTGACGTTGAGAGTGGCGAAGCAACGCTAACATGACCACCTTCCCCGCCCTTACACCAGCCACTCGCGCCTTCACGCCGGGCGAGTATCCGCACACGCCGTTCACAACTTACAACGGCCTGCAGAATCGTGTGCGTCATAGCAATGTGATGCTCAGCAGCTCAGTGCGGCTGAGCTTTATTGCTCTGACCGAGGCTGACATGCTCAGCATCCTCAGCCATTACCAAGGCCAGTTCGGTGGCTTTGATAGCTTCACGCTACCGTCCAGCATCTGGAGCGGTGTTACCACCATCAGCGACTACGAGCTGACGGATTACCGCTGGCGATACACGGACGCGCCAATCGTAGATGACGTCTACTGCGGACGCTACAACGTCGAGCTGACGATTGAAACCGTGCCGCCTGAAGGGGCATTCGTCAATGGCGCCGAGCTGGCTGTGATCATCAGCCTGTCCGCTGGCACTACGGCCACAACCAATGGCATCCAGCAGAGCATCACTTTCACGCTGGCGGGCGGTGTCGGCTCCGTGTCCAGCGCGCTGGGGATTGATGAGGAGATCACGCTGAGCCTGGTGGCAGGGGCGGCAGAGGAAGAGACTGACCCCGACTTCTCCAGCGTCTCGCTGCTGCTCCACATGGATGGCAGCAATGGCAGCACGACGTTTACGGACAGCAGCAGTAATGCGCGGACGGTCACAGCGAATGGCAATGCGCAGATCAGCACGGCACAGAGCAAGTTTGGCGGGGCGTCTGCGTTGTTTGATGGCACTGGCGACTATCTTGAAATTGGCGGCACTTCGTTGCTGTCTTTCCCGGGTGCATTTACGGTTCAATCGTGGGTTCGGCCTGACTCAACAAGCAGCAGCTATCAAACGCTATGCGAAATTGGTGATTACACTGACGGCATTTTAATGCGTGTCGTAACTGACACAACCAATGATAGTGTTTACGTTAACGGCATAGATCTAGGAAATGTCAATTCGGCTTTTACGGCTGGCACGTGGTCTTTTGTATCGCTAACCCGCAACAGCAGCAACTTAGTAGAGCTATCAGTTGACGGCACTATACTTAAAAGTGCGACAATTACAGGCACCGCATAGCTCGGAACCGGCACAGTAATGGGCAAGATTACGCAGGTTACATAGACGACCTCCGAATCACGAAAGGTGTGGCTCGTCCTCACAATGTTCCCATCGCGCCATTCCCTGACGCCTGACCTCTCCCTAGCCTGTCCGTAAACCCATCCCACCATGGCATCCCTGATCTACAACGGCTTTCCTGAGGCGCTGGCGAACGGCACCCTCGGCGACCTAGACTGATCTCAACGCGGGTACACCATGGCCAGCCTGATCTACAACTCAGCCGTTGATGACATGGCCCGTGGCGCCATCGACTTCGACACCGATACTTTCAAGGTGATGCTGGTCACCAGCAGCTATACGCCAAACAAGGACACGCACGACAAGCGTGATGATGTCACCAACGAAGTCAGCGGCACCGGGTACACCGCCGGCGGTGTGACCACTGCCTGCACAGTTACCAAGTCCACCGCCAATGATCGCGTCACTCTTGGCTTTGCCGCTGTGACATGGGCCAGCAGCACCATCACTGCACGCGGCGCCGTGATCTACAAATCACGCGGCGGCGCCAGCAGTGCCGATGAACTGGTCTGTTACATCGACTTCGTTTCGGATGTAAGTAGCACCGCATCGACGTTCAGCTTGGGCAGCAGCACCATCACGCTGCAGAACTGATGGCCACCTTCCCGGCACTGGAGCCGGCCACGCGCCGCTACAGCATGGGCATCTTCCCCACGACCGAGGAGCGTGGCTTTGGTGGCGGCAGCATCCGCTTCAAGCACGGCACCACCGCCTACAGCCACAACCTTGAACTGGGCTTTGCCGCGCTCACGCAAGCGCAGGCCAAGCTGCTGCGCGATCACTACCGCGAGCAACAAGGCGGCTACATCGCATTTCCGCTCAGCACCGAAGCGTGGGCCGGCCACACCAGCTTCACCGATCTGGTGCCAACCTCTACGCACTGGCGTTACACCTCGCAGCCGCAG